CCGGCCTCGAGCGTCCCGCGGATGAGGGCCGCGTGGTCGGTCGAGATATGGGCGTCGTAGACGATCGCTTCCGCGCCATCGACGATGGCGTAGGAACAGGCCCCGAGCGCGTAGGCGCCGTCATCGAGCCAGTTAGGCGCCTCCGACCAGGCCCGGACGCCGTCGATCCGGCCGTCATAAAAGGCCAGGACATGGGGGGCGGGACGCAGGACACGCATCGTCGAGCCGAACTGATGGGGCGCCATGACCGAACCTCGCTACCGGGTGCAGTCCAGCATAGTGTCGACATAATACCAACGGCGCGGCGATGAGACTCCTTTTGGGTGACGGGGTCAGTTTGAGGTGATTCCTTGTCTCCGGCTGGCGTAGCTGGAGCAGTGCGATGACCCTTGCGATCACCCGGACGGATCTGACGGCGGCGGATCTTCGGCAAGAAGCGCGGCGGAGCCGAGACGCGAACCAGGCGCGTCGCTGCCTGGCGATCGCTCTGGTGATGGAAGGGCGCAACCGCACCGAGGCGGCGGAAAGCGCCGGGATGCAGCGCCAGACGCTACGGGACTGGGTGCATCGGTACAACGCGCAGGGCGTGGCGGGTCTCGTCGACCGAGCGCCTCCAGCCCGCCCCGGCCCGTTTAGCCCGGGTCAACTGGCTGAGTTCGACCGCATCGTGGAGACTGGTCCCGATGTGGCGGTGGACGGGGTGGTGCGCTGGCGGCGGGTCGACCTGAAGGACGTGATCGAGCGTCGCTTCGGCGTCGTGATGGCGGAGCGCACGGTGGGCGACCTGCTGCACGCGCGCGGCTTCAGCCACATGTCGGTGCGGCCGCGTCATCCGCGGTGCGACGAGGCCGTGCAGGAGGCTTTTAAAAAAGCTTCGCCGAGGCGGTCGCGGGCGTGATCCCCGACCTGGCCAAGGGCAAGCCGCTCGAGATCTGGTTCCAAGACGAGGCCCGGGTCGGCCAGAAGGGCACGCTGGCCTACGTGTGGGCGCGCCAGGGGACGCGGCCGCGGGCCGTGCAGGACACGCGCTACGTGTCGGCCTACCTGTTCGGCGCCGTGTGTCCGCAGCGCGGGGTCGGCGCGGGCCTGGTGATGCCGCGCGCCAACGCCGAAAGCCTGAACGACCACCTGGCCGAGATCGCCCGCACCGTCGTGCCCGGGGCTCATGCGGTCCTGGTGATGGACGGAGCGGGCTGGCACAAGAGCAACGATCTCGTCGTTCCGGGCAACATCTCGCTCCTGGAGCTGCCGCCCTATGCTCCCGAGCTCAATCCGGTGGAGAACATCTGGCAATACCTGCGCCGCAACAAGCTCGCTCACCGGCTTTACGATACATACGAAGCCATCGTCGATGCTTGCTGCGCCGCGTGGAATGCTTTGATCGCCGCACCAGACACGATCACGTCCATCGCCACACGCGAATGGGCAAACGTGTCATGAGCCGCCGCCGTTGGTATCAGAGCATGTTACCATCGGTTGCGGTGTCGGTAGGCAACGGAGGTCGCTCGCATGTCTTGTCCCGAGCCGGAGATCCGGTTGCGCCGACGCGAGTTCGTGCCGGTGGGTTCTACAAGATCGTCATGGCCCTATCGTTGCTCGTGAACCTGCTGCTCGCCGCGTGCCTCTGGAACTACACCACCATCGAGACCGCGATAGCGAAGGCCCAAACGGCGGTCGGCTTCGCAGAGTGAGGCACGCGAGCTTTCAACCCGGGCCGCCTGCCGGCCTCGGCCTTCTCAAGCATCGCGATGACCCTGAGGTGGCAAACTAGTTCACCGGCCCATGCAGCGCCGCGCGCATGGCCGGCAGAAGCTGGATAAACCCAAGGCCGAGGGAGCCGAGCAAGACGTGATCGGCCTCGGGGTGGCCCTCCGGCACGGCTGTCGACGCAACGGCCGCAGCCGCGAGGCCCAAGGCCCCACAGACCTGCACGGCGTCGAGTGGCTTCCGCCTGGCCTCGCGATAGATCAGCTTCGTGATGCGGGTCGCGAGATCGTGGACGCGGCTGGTGGTATCGTTCATCCGATCTTCGCCTTCACGTTGCTCGCCACGCCTGTGACCGTCTTCACGAAGTCGAACTGGCCCCCATGCGCCGGGTCGCCTCCGTGGTACGCGATCTTGCCGGGAGCCGGCATATGGACGGTGTCGCCGCTGGCCATCAACTTCATCACCGATCCGTCGTCGCGACTCAGGATGGCGTCGCCGGCCTGATTGAAGAAAAGCTGCTGGCCGAGCTGGTGACGGCGCATCATCTCGCCGGACTGGACCGCAGGCGGAACATCTTTGTCGCTGAAGATACGATGCGTCGCGATCAACGTGTTCGGATCGCCGGCGTCGAACTCGACATTGAACTGGTCCCCGTCCAGATCCGTGGGGGACCCGACCTTCGGGCCTATCAGGTCACCGAAGCCGCTGCCGATCGCGCCGGACCCGATCGGGATCCACGTCGTCTCGACCTCGTGCGGCACGAGAATGCCCTTCAGCGCGTGCTTCTTGGGATCGTAACCCGTCACCACGACGGTGCCCTTCCAGTGCCGCATGGACGAGACGATCGCCGCCTCGCGGCGGATGAGGTCGATGAGGCCGTCAGTCATCGGTGCGCCCCGCGCCCGCGCCCCGGGCCGTGATATGCATGTCGAAATCTTCATCCCAGCCCATCACGAACTCGACCTCGTCGATCGCATAGGTCTGATCATAGATCGTCCCGGTGCCCTGCAGTTGCCACGCCGTATGGGGGTCGACCGTGAGGTCGCCGGGCATGGTGCAGGTCACATTCAGTTCGTGGCGGATAATGTCGTCACGGCGGGACTTCGCCTTCTTCTCCAACTGGCTTTGATCGTTACCGTTGTGGTGGAGCGTGTAATCAAGGGGCTTCCCCTTACCTCTTGCAGTAGAGGTCGCCTTGTAGAGCTTCTTCTTCCCGTGGTGCCACCCCTTGGCCGTGACGTTGACCGGGCGCGCGGCCTCGGAGTTCTTTCCCATCTTGAGGGCAGTGACGTTGCCGCTCGCGGGCGCGTCGGCGCTCGGCGGATACCAGTAGGCTTGGCAGACGGCGCCGCCCGCCGCCTCTTTCGGTTCGAAGGCGAGATCGTCGCCCTCGACGTACCAGCGGAAGCCCTCGCGGTCCGCAAGTTGAGACAGGAACTCGAAATCGGTACGGTTCAGCGCGAGCGTGGCGAAGTCGGCCGTATAGGCCTTCCCGGCGAAGGCGTCGGTGCTCATGATCACGGGGTTGAGGCCGTGGTCCTGCGCGATCGTCGGCACGATGTCGGACGACTTCTGATTCTTGAACTGCTGAGCCCGACGCTTCTGTGTAAGGCTGGCCGACTTGTCCCGGGCCGTGATCGTGACCGTGTAGTTGTCGGCATCGATCGTCGGGATGTCCACCTTGCCGGTGATCATGGTGGTTTCGTCGCCGCCGCCGACTTGGCTCGCCATCAGGATCGCAACGTCCTGGTCGGGATCCCAATCGGCCCACTGCGGCAGGTCGAAGCCGTACGCCGCGGCCGCGGTGATCGACAGGTCGGCCGAGAACGTGTCGGCGTGGCGAGTCGCCTTCCGGGTGACCGTCGCCTTGATGGCCCGGATCTTGGCCTCTCCGATCTGGACCCAGACGCGGGGCGCGCGGAACGAACCCGAGCCGCCGCTCAACGTGTCGATGTAGCTCATGCACTATCCACGAAGTCGGTCCCCGGCGGGGAGTGGTTGCCGTAGGGGTCCTTTCCTCCGACGGAATTGTGGAACCGGGAGTCGGCCACCTGGTGCTTCGTGGTGTTCTTCGCGATGACCTTGCCGTCGAGCATGTGGGTGAGATGCACGTGCACCGGCGGCGTGTTCATGGCCTGGATCGATCCCACCGGTACGCCGGGACTCACCTTGCGGGGCGAAGGAGCCGATACGGTGGCGGCGGGGCGGCCGGCCGATACGGTGGCGCTGTTCGGTCGCCCCAGCGCGCCGCGAATCCTGTCCTCAGTGTAGAACCTGCCAGCCGGCCCGTGCTCCTGAACGGCGAGCCCATGCAGGAACTTCACCATTTGGTTCGGGTCGTTGAGGTGAACGTCGTCGCGGTTGCCGAGGCCCATCGCTCGGGCCACATTGATCGACGCGCCCGGCCCGAGAGAACCAGGTGTCCAGCCGCCGGCTGCGGCGATGATGTCCCATGTGCTGTGCCGGCCCTTGCTGTATTTCGCGAGCGCGAGCGCTCTTGGCGACGACGCCACCAAGGCCGAGCTTGTCGAGTTTGGTCTGTAGCTCGGTGCTTTTCTTGCCGGCAGCGTCCAGGCCCGCCACAAGCTTCCGCAAAGGGCTGCTGAACTCGTCGAGTAGTTTGAAGACGGCGCCGGTGTTGACAACCTCAGTCATGGACGGGCTCCGGGTGTGACGAGGCGGACGGCGAGTTCGTTCAGCGCGGTCGCGAGGATGGGCTCGGTCAGCATGAGAGCCGGGCCGAGGAACGGGCGTGGGGGCTCGCGGCTTGTGCCGATCTCGTGCCACAGCGCGCTCGGATCGTCGGACTCGACGACACCCCGGACGCCGCCCGGTACCGACTCGGCCTCACCCTTGATGGAGTCGCGCAGCTCGCCCGTGCGCAAGAGCGGCGCGGGCGTCTCGTAGCCCTGCCTTTCCTTGTCGGCGAGGGTGGATTCCTTAAGCGGGTCCCAGCCGGGCATCTCCTGTCCGATGAAACCCTTGGCGAGCTTGGCCGCCTCCTCCATCCCGAGCCGGACTTCGCGCTCCAAAGCGAATTTGAGAGCGAGTTCGTTGCGCTTGAGGCCAGCGATGACGTCCGCGAGAGGGGTCATCGCCTATTTGCCA